TGAAGCGTTTCCTTCTGACGCAACTGTCATAAATTCCATCACAGCAGAAGAACTATCTCCTCTGAAATAAACTGCTCTAGCAACAGATGAAATCATATAACCTTCTTGGTCTGTTGCTCCTAAAGTTCCAGTACTTGAAGAATCTGCTGAAGTAGAAAAAGTATGGTATTCAATAACATCTTCATTACCTGAACCACCATCATATCCACCTGCAATTAAAAATTTACTGTTTCCATTACTTGCAGCTATCCCACTTTTAGCTTTGTCTAAGTCCCCTGCATTTGTTCCAGTAGATGCTGATGCAATAGTGAAATATTCTTTAGAATCAATTCTTCCTGATGCTGCTCTTCCACCACAACAAAACAATAATGTGCCATTACTAGCACCTCCTGCACCACCCATACGAGCACCAACTCCAAGGTCTGCAAAATCAGCTTCACTGCCAAGTGTAGCAACAGTAATTTTGTCAGTATCTGTTACGTTATTAGATGATGATGTTTTACCACCAGCAAATATTCCTAAAGTTATATTTGAACCTGAACCTTTTAATCCAAATCTAGCACTTTGCAAATCACCAAAGTCAAATGTGTTTCCATCTGTAGTGACAGTTTTGTATTGGATTACATTAATTGGAGTTTCTGAACCAGTACCATCTTGCCCTCCACCTAGTACAGCCCTAGTTCCTGCAAATAGAGGGTCTACAACACCTGCAAACTCAAGAGCATTTAACTTCTCAATGTTGTCATCAGTCTTGCCATTGACCTTCTCAATGTCTGTTATTGCTATGGTGTTGACCTTCTCTATTTCGTTAGCCATTAAGCGTGTTCTATGATTGTAAAGTCAGGATTAATAAATGCAGACCTAACTCCGATAGCGACACCCATAAGCTGAACAAAGTCTCCATCGTCACCAGGTGCAGTTGTTGTTAGTGTTCCTGGAGTCTCACTGACATATAAATCAGCACCTACAGTCATGTTCCCTCCAAATCCACCATCATCTCTGTACACTCCATGAGTAAGAACTCTTACAGAACTTCCAGCACTACCTTGTGCCTCAATAGCAATTCCTATTGCAGGTAATTTGTTAGCATCGTTAGCATCAGCCCTACCGACTCGGCCTGTAGTTGTGCTTACATATACAGCATCAAACTGCGTAATTGCTTCTGTTGCAAGAAATTCAATTACAATTCCCTGTACAGAGTTGTCTGCATTTGGTGTTCCTGCTGCTGATGCAAACTCAATAAATTTAGAA